CAGCCGTGATCGGTCGCGCCGCGCAGAGTGACGGCGCCGAACGGCAGCGAGACGTTGCCCTCAACCTCGCGAGAGATTACGGTGTTGGGGCGCATGTCCGCGACCATGCCGGCGAAGGCCGGCGTGAGGTACGGACCATAGGAGGTCTGGAGCGCGGGCATCAGGCGTTCCCCTTCGCGTCGGAGTGCTTCCAAGCGCTGGACATGCGGTCCAGCATCTCGCGGTGAGCGGAGGCGGCGTCAGTGACCGGCACGTTTCGGGCATCGCTGAGCACACGGCGCACCGGATCCACGGCGACCTTGCCTGCCGAGACGACGGCGAACGCGCCCTCAATGGCAGCGTCGGTCATGTCCTTGGCGGCGTCGCCGAGAGCATGCGAGACCACGGCCTTGCGGATCTCGGCATCGGGCTTGCCCGCAGCGACGAACGCATCGCCGAGGATCGCCTTCGCCTTACCGATCAGCTCGGCGCGACCAGCGGCCAGCACGTCGAGCTTGGCGGCATCGGGGATCATGGCCTTGGTCGCGGCAATCTCGCCGTCCTTGGCCTCAATGGCGGACTGATGCTGCGCCTTCAGAGCAGCGATCTCGCCATCCTTCGCTTGGATGGCGTTGGCATGAGCGGTATGAGCGTCAGCCAGCGCGGCCTGAGCCGTCTGGGTGTCCGTGAGGGCCTTGGCGTGAGAGTCCTGCAGCTTGGACACCACCTCGCGGGCCGTGTCCGACAGGTCGATGGTCACACCATCAATCGTCAGCTTGTGCATGGAGGGTGGGTCCCTGTCTGCGGTGGTGAGCGCCCGCATGGTTTTCACAGCATCGGCGGGGTGCTCATCCCCGATGCGGCAGTCAGGGCCGGCTCGCCCGCGATCGACGATCGCGACGTGGTCGACGATGATTTTGATTTGGCGAGCGTCGTAGGCCTGCCCGCTCGGCGAGACGCCAGGGGTCCAGTCCAGATCGCACTGGTAGCCGACGCTCAGCTCGCGATGGCCGCCCTTCACGGCGTCGATCGCCGCTTGGTCCGACACCATCATGGGAATGCGGACGAACTCGCCGTCTCGTAGGACTTCCTCGCCGGTATGGCCCCGGGCCACATCCTTCCACGTCCGGCTGGTGACCGGCGCGGGCGGATGGTTCAGGGTCACCGGCTTGTGGCCGAAAGTCTTGAGGCTGTCCTTGTGGAAGATCTCGTCAGCATCGCGATAGACGCGCACGACCGGCATATCGGGGCGATCGACCTCGACGCCGAGGTAATCCTGCACGTTGCCGCCGCGGGCTGCTCGGGCGTTGACGACGAGCGAGCCGTTGCGGGTCTCGCGCGTGCCCGTGATCTCGACCGCTTGGCCGAGGTTGATCGTGTCAAAGAACTGCATGGCGCTTCGCCTAGAGGCTGAGGCCGAACTCGCCGGCTACGGCGCGCAGGCCAGCCAGGCGCGCGCGATTGGGATCGGGCATCGGTTTCGCAGGAGCCATCGTGACCACTGGCCGAGCCACACAGCGACAGCCGTGCGCTTCGCCAGGGTGCCCGTCCTCGGGCGGCGTTGACCACGAGAATATGCGGCCTTGCCGAGCCCAATGTGACGGCCGGGCCTTTGGGTAGAGCCCACCAGGGCGTCCGCGGACCCGCTCGTCCTGGCGGGTCCACCACTCATACTGCGTGATCCCCGCCTGGGTCTGCCGGAACTGGTTCAGCACCGCGTTGAAGGTCTCGGTCTCGCGCTTGGCGGTGGCTTCAGCAGCCCTGCGAGCCTTGGCGACCGCCTCCACCATCACGGCAGCCTTGGCCTTGGTGGAAGCGCCCTTTGTAATGAGGTCAATTAGACCGGCTTCGATACGGTTGGCGACGTCGCTGGCGAGACCGCTGATGTGCGTCGTCAGCTTCTGCGTCACGAGGCCGAGAACGGTCTGCAGATCGCCGGCATGAACGAGCGGCGAGATGTCCACGCCGAGAGCCGACTTGACCGCCTGAACCCAACGTAGATCGAACCGAGAGGCAACCTTGTTGACCCAGCCTTGGATCGCCAGTGTCGCCCGTCCCAACCGAGACTGCTGCGAGGCCCGAAAGTCCCGTATGCCGCCGTCGAGGCCGATGTCGTCCTGCGTGATGCCCACCTGCGCCGCATTAGCGAGGCGAAGAAGGCGTTCGCGCTCATCTGCGCCGCCATCCACCACGGAAACGATGATGCGCCTCAGCGCCTCTCTGTCCGACTTACGCGAGGCTATCGGGCTGAGCGCCGTGCGGGCGCGCTTGTGGCCGCCCCGCTTCGCCAGCGCCGCG